TAAATGATACTGTTATAGTAGAAAATGAAAATGAATAAGGTATATCTACATAATCATTACCATCAAAACTCAAAGCAGGATTATTAGCCAACTGCAAACTATCATTAACTGCTTCTACATCAGTCAGAGTGCCTTCTGCAAAGTCAGCTGTGGTTGTGTCTAAATTTCTTATCGAAACGCTCATATTATCACTATCCTACTGTAATTGTCAGAGTTAATTCAAACTCCCACTCTACATTACCTTTAGTACCGACAGGAATAACAACTCTATTTGCTACATCACCGGGAGTTCCTGTACAGATAACAAACTCCTGCCAACTAAACTGGGCGTCTGCTGGTGCTACTGTTATTTTATTCGTAATAGAATTACCACTAATAGAAGGATAACCACTATCGACTGGTTCATAATGAGTATTAGCACCTAATAAACCTGTGTCAGAAAAACTTTCAGCAGTATTGCTATCTCCAACACCTATATAAGTGTGTCCTGCCATTTGTGCTACTGTCCAGTCGGCAAAATCATTTATTAAGCCCACGCTTAACACCTCTATTCTTAACTTCTTTTGTCATTTCTTTTGCTTTATCTGCTCTTTTACTACCTTTTTGTAGTTTATCAGCATTAATATTTCTATCTTCAAAATTAATTTCTCTTAAAACTTCACCTGTATCTTTATCACGTTCGGTTAATTTAGCCTGGACTTTAACTTTTAAAGTTTCTTTAAATTTTGGCATTATCTAATCACCTTCCAGGAAGTATAATTAGGTTCTCTGTTAAATTTCCGTTTCATAACTTTAACTCTTTCATAAAACTCTGTCTGATTAAGTTGTGCCATATCTGCTTTCTGGTCTTTCATAAAAGCTCTATACAGGCAGAAAGGTATAATTATCTCCTCGTACTGCTGTGGTATATCAGCTTCATCTAAAGTGTTTTCCATAGGTTGTACTACATTGTAGTAGAACAGTGTTATTTTCCCGTCCGTATCTACATTAGAGAGGAATAAATTCTCTCCCCATATATAAAAACCTTCTTCTTCACCGTCTTCATCTATCGAAATGGAATCAACAAAATCTCCATCTATCTTAACTCTGTAATAATCTATAAAATCATTTGGTAGAGGATACTCATTCTCGTCAGTTGGCTCAATATAAACCCTTTCAGTTGAGAATTTGGTTATCTTCGATACTTCTTTTAAACCTTCGTTCAACCAGTGAGTTAATTCTTCATCAGTCCAGAAACTTATATCTGTCTTGTACTCGTCTAAAACACTTCTAACCTGGTCTATATATTCTTGGAGGGTCATAACTTACCTCCTTACTGCACTTTAGTTATCTTGCGAGCTAGTGCTTTAATTTGCTTAATCTTTTTCTCTAAGAGTTCAGCTTTTTTATCGTCATATGTTTCATATCTTCCACCATCAAATTCTGCTCTAAAATAATCTCTTTCTCCATCTTCCATTTCTTTGTCGGTATCTACAAATACTACGTGGTGCAAAGATTTAGAAGCAAATACGTGCAGTTTAGGTTCATCTACTACTTCTTTAGTTTCTACTTTTTCTTCTTCTGGCATAATTTCTTCCTCCTCATTATCGACTACAACTTCTAACTGTCTTTGGTGACTTTTTAAATGACAGGCAATAGGGTTGTCTTTTGGATATTTAGCTTTGTTGTTGCAACTACTGCCGTCGCTTGTCTTAGCTTGACATAATTTTTCTTCGCTCATAGTTACCTCCTAATATTAAATTACCACTCAAAACTTATTACAAATCCTCCTGCTATAACACTTAATATATCAGTCAATTCTACTGTACCATCAGTTTGACTGTCATATAATTCCTTCCCTATTCCTGCTAAACTAACTGCAAGCATAGGATTAACATCTGTATAATTATCTGTGTAATAATAGATTAATGTACCTGCTGAAAAGTGTAGTAACTTATCTTTTTCTATTGCGCTTGCTGTAAAAGTTAAAGCTAATATAATTATCAAAGTTAAGCTAATTATTTTCATATAATCACCTCAAAGTGTCGCAATATCAAGCTTTGCTCTCAAGGTATGCTTTATAAACTTATCTAAAAAATCTAAATAAACATTAACAGATTTCAGAGTTCAGATTATCAGTAAGTTATTCTACAAAAGCGGAGCGGAAGCCGATGGCGCTGTTCGAGTACGACCGAGCGTCGCGCAGAAACAACGCGAAAACCCCAGCATTCGAGGAGTCGCCCCAGTACCCGCCACGGCGCGGCAACCTTTCGCCATCAGTATTAACATCGAATCTATCATTTGCATGGTCTGAATCAATTGGAGCAAGTGAAAGCTGTTTCATGATATCAGGTACAGTTATACTTGAATTGATAACTGTATCTTCAAAAGCATTATAAGCAGAATAAACAGTTGTAACAGCATCAGATATTTCTATCGGGCTTGTTGCATCATACTTCAATGTGCCCACAGTACCCGGGTTAACTAATGAACCATCAGGCATGATAGCCTGCCAGACTATGCTTGTATCTGACATATCTGGATTATCAGCTGCATCGTTATTGGCGATTATTTGTATTTCACCACCTACAATTCTTAGGCCTGATACCCATTCCCAGACATTGCCGTTAAGGTCCCAGACTCCAAATGGTGTTCCATCATGTGACCAGCCGAGCGGGCCAGTACCTGTATATACTCTCCCTTTTGCTCCACCTGAGTACAAATAACTAACCTCTCCCCATTCATCAGTATAAGAATAGTCATTTCCATAGCTGTTGTTACCTCTGGGCCAGAAGTTATTATTCTTAGCATATAGAGCTAATGCAGACCAGGCAGCATTAGAGTTAAGATGCCAGCCGTCACCTTTTTGAGAACAGGCAGCAAGTACTTCGTCAAAGTCAATATATACTTTTGGGCCCTGTTTTCTTAGCGATATTGCTCGAGCTTCAATGCCAGAGCCTACCACAATGTTTTGATATTTTGATACCCATAACTTTTTTGGTTGATTATTAACAATGAAAGCCTGGTGCAAATCTTCATTCCAGCTGTTTTGTAGGTCAGATTGTTTCATTTGCGGTATATGGACCATAATACTTGGGTTACCCTGGTCATCAAATTTGCAGTCATTTCTTCCTCCAGAAACCTTAAGCATTTCTTGCGACATTGCTCTTTGGTCTGCATCGACTGTAATTGGTCCTCTGGCTTCAAATTCTGAAGCTATCCAATCTTCTACTTCTCTTATATCTTCTAACATTTGTTCTGGTGTTTTTGGCATTACATCATCAGCTCCTCATCTTCTTCTGGCCTGTCTGGTTCAGGTGGCTTCGGAAATAATTCTATGTTGTTTTGTTTCAAGTCATTTGCAAAAGTTTTTACATATTTTTCGGCATCTTCTTCAGTTCCCTTGACTGTTGTTTCTCCCTGCAAGTCGATATCTTCATCAGAAAAATCAACAGATAACTTAGTTATTTTTTCATTGATAGGTTCTATAGTATAATTCATGCTTCAAACACCTCTACTTTCACATCTCCGTATTCTGATATAGCATATATAGGTATATCTTTAACAGGATTAATTTCTATTTTTTCTTCAGTCTGAGGCAGTATTCTTCTACCTTTAACATCAGTTACATCGTCAGCTCCGACTCTAATTGCTATACTATCGTGAGTATTTCTAATATATATAATGGCTCTATCAGCTTTTCTAGAAGTGCCTGCAAATATTTCAGCAGCAGTAGAGGTAATAGTTTTAGTGCCTGTTGCGGGTGTAGTGTTAATTCCGACAATACTTCCATTTTGCGACACATTGACTGAATTATTATCACTGTTAAAAATTTTATTAAATAAATCTGTTACACCTAAATAAGGCATATAATCCTCTCCTTATATTAAAATAGGGGAAGACATAAGCCCTCCCCTTTATTTAACTTTTATTAGTTTTTATGCGAATGTAATTCCGTCCATAACTCTGTGAGTTTTGTTTAGTCTAACTCTTAGAGTTGCCATTGTTAGGTATTCATCTTTCCAGCCTAATCTATCTGTTTCCTGCAAGTTCTCTCTTAGAGTTGTAGAGTATCCACCATAAGGCATAATATCGATATTTTCCATATCAAGGATTGCTCCCATACCCTGGTAATCTCTCTCGAACATATGAGATGTTGCTACATATAGAGTACCGTGGAAAGAGATATACTCTGCAATACGAAGACCATAGTAGGTTTCTCCACTTCTGGTTTGAACTTTATCTTTAGCAAACTTATTGATAACAGAACCAACACGAGGAGAAGTAATTAGAATCTTCTCTTTGGAACCATATTTGAAAGCGTCTTCTAATGTTTCTTCGAATAGACTTTCAGTTAAGTTTCCACCAATAGTATCATACTGGTTAGTGAGGAACTGGAATAAACCTCCTAAAGTTCTACGCTTATCGCTAATGTGTTCGTTTCTTTCACCAAACACATAAGCTCTTTCTAAGTCCAGTTTATGTTCGATAGCCTTTCTGCGTCTTAACCTTGTTCTCTCGTCTTCAGTTGTTTCTTTAGGTTCGTTGATATCTTCTAAAGAACCAGAGAAGGGCGTACGAAAGACCTGCACATAATTGTAGAACTTATTAGGCTGGGTTGCTCTTGCTTCTGGAGCAAGGGAATTTTCTTCCATAGCATTACCCATTCTCATAAAGTTATCTCCAGTTGTAATAGCTGCTGCTGCTGTACCACCAGAATCGGTTTCATCACCGTAAGCTCTTTCTACGGTTAAGTCATTACCAGAAACATCAGTAACAAACATTACCTCACCGGTAGTTGTATTCTTAATTAAGTCTTTAGGTTTAACAATACTACCGTCATTAACAGTAATAGTTGTATCTCCTGCTAAACCATCACTACCTGCTTCAGTCCACCAGGGTGCTAAATCGTCATCATACCAGGTTTCCTCAAGTGACTTAGCTGTACCAGAAGACGTCTTATCTCCTATTACCAAAAACGGTGTTTCCGAAGGTTGTAGTTCTAATATCCTATCGGCTACATTCAAATCCCGTCTATCAGTATCAATTCTAAAGGAATCGACTGGGGCTCCGTCAGTTCCTGTCCAAATGTTCTTAGCCATTGTTGTTCATCTCCTTATTTTTATCTACCAAAGATTGAACCTCCACCCCCAAATATTCTATCTTTTGTCTGTTCAGCGTAATTTTCATTAGCTGGGCTTCTTACATTGGAGCCTTGTGAACGAGGAAGTTGTGCTGCCTGTTTTTGTTTAACCATCTGGTCGTTAGTTTCTTGCTGGTTAGCAGCTTGTTGTTTATTATCCCTCATTTTCTTCACCTCCAAATAAGCCTTTTCCAGACCATTTGGAAATATTCTAGGGTTAAGGTATGCTTTGTGATTTTGCATATACTTTACTACATCTTTTTTAACTTCTGGGTCTTTAAAATCCTCATATTTATTTTCTAATTCCATTCTTTTCTGCTTAAAAAACTGCTGACTTTCCTGGTTTAACTGCTGTCTGTACCTTTGAGCTTCCTGCATTTGCTGCTGTTGCTGTACTTCTCTTTGTTGATTTTGAAACTGCTGTATTTCCTGTTGGTTCATATTATTTTTTACTTGTTGCTGCTGTCTATCTGACATATTATTTATTCTTTTAATCGCTTCAACGGGGTTTTTGTAGAAATCTCTCAACCATTTATCCGGGTCAACATCATTGGACTGTTGATTATCCTGGTTCTGGTTGTTTTGACTTCTCTGGAACCGACCAGTCTGCGGGTCACGCTGAAGTTGTTGGTTGTTTTGTTGATTAACATTCTGATTTTGTTGCTGATTAAACTGTTGGTTTTGTGGCTGATTAATATTTTGTTGGCTCTGTGGCTGCTGTCTTTGCTGCTGGTTCATCTGTAAATTCTGCAAATACCTCTGCATTTGTGACATCTGTTGTCGTGTCTGGTTAAGTTGCTGTTCATATTGGTTTAACTGCTGTTTAAGCTGTTGATTCTCCTGCCTTGTCTTATCAATATCGGAAGTCTGACCTAACTGACTTTCAAGGTCTTTATATATTTCCTCTAAATCAGAGTTGGTTGCGTTTCCGACTTTAACAGGGTCAACTTTTCTTCCTATCTTAGAACCTAAATTCTTAACACCTTCTAATAAAGACTGTCTGTCATTAAATTTACCTGCCAGTTTTCCGTTAGATTGAGCTTCCTCGTCAGATTGTCCGTTAGAAACTTCTTCATCAACTTCGGGTTCACTCTCTACAGATTGTCCTTCATCTTGCTCTTGGGTCTGCTCAAGATTCTCCTCATTGGTTTCAGTTTCTTCTTCTTTCTTTTCACGGGTCTGAGTTGCGACAAAAGGGTTCTCGTTATCGCTTTCACGGCGAGAAGTTTTGCCAAATATTTCACTCATTTATTTAACCTCCATTTTTTATTCTCTCAAAACTTATCTTAGGCTTATCAATGATTATGTTAATCATCTTCAGTTTAGCCTGGATTGCTGCTATTTTATTAGAATCGCCAGGAGATACAGTTTCAAACTCTCTCCTAAGCTGTTTTCTTTTTGCTTCTAAATGTCTTTTCATATATCCCCAACCCACACTTGTGTGCAACGAAGCCAGGGCTTCATCTTCTGTAAAAGTTTCGTCTATAGGTTTATCTGGCATATCTACCTACCTCCGTTATTAAAGGGTTGTGGCTGTGGCTGACCCATACTGCTCATACCACCTGCTGATTTTTTGGGTCTTCTTGTCTGCATTTTACCTAAATTACCAGTAGTTGCGAAATCATTTTGTCCGACAGGTACACCCTGCTGCTGTGTAAATTCTTCAATAGCCTGCCTTCTAATCATTTCGTATACCTGCTCTGGTATCATAAACTTTTCTGGGTTTGTTATATCAAATTCTTCTAACCATTCTTCTATCATCTTCTTGTAATTTATGAATGGAACCTGTGCCTGCGTTAAGAATCCTAATATTTCAGTTAACTGCTGTCTTCTTAACTCTTTATTAGCTGCCTTTTCAACAGAAGAAGTTGCTGGTCTGTAGTCAAACTCTCCTATCAAATCATCTGGAGCGATAGACCGCCAAGAGTTTCTCTCCTCGGGGTCAATACGTGCTGCCCTTTCATCACAGATAAACTGCTGGTTGTTTAAATCCATCATCATAGCAAGTCTTTTTAGACCAACACTTGCAAATAATTCTATCTTAACACCAAACCTCGTGCCTGCTGATTGAGCTACAATCTGTGCTTCAGTTGCTGACTGGTCGTCACTAGTATTAGCTCCCCTAACATTAGCAGGGGTACCTAAAGCTGCCTGTAAATCACCAGTTAACTTCTGCTCTGACACGAAAGCTGACTGTGGTATGTCTGACATCTGCACCTGCTGTAAATCTTCCATATTATCAACGTCAATAACACCATTAGCTTTGGAGATTAAATCCTCATCTTTGATGTTAGAGCCACGAAGTCTTTTCCACATCTTATTAATCAGCATATTAACGTTATCCATACGCTGATTGTGCATTGTATTTATTTCTTCCTGCATTGGTTTGATTATTTGAACGGCAGATAAGCCGTAAAACTCGTTTGGTAGTTGGTCGTATGTCGCTTTAACAAAAGGCTTCTTACGGTGACGCCAGTAAGGATTGGCTCCGTCATAGATGACTTCCTGTCTGTTAACTAATATAGCGTGTCTATCGTCTTCCCAGTAGTGTAAAAGTTCTAATTCTTCTTTATCGTTTATGTTCTCGTTCTTGCTTGACTTGAATGGGTCATAACCTCCAGATGTTATACCAACAGATGAAAGACGTCTATATTTACCTTCACCAGCTTTTTCTGGAGCAGTTAATTTATCTATATCAATATCATAGACTATACCATCACCGATATTCTGGAGAAGTTCTAACTTTTCTCTCAGCCGCTTTTTGGTTATCCATTCTCTGTGAAATACTGCTCTAGCGTCGTCTATATTGGTTGAATCTGGGTCGCCCCAGAAGTCGAAAAAGTCAACATTGTTGATTTCGTTATCGTCCCAAATAGTTTCTTCACTCTCTACAGTATCCCAGAACCATCTTCCTGTATATGATTGTGTAAATTGATTAAATTCTGGTACTTTAGTCTTTCTTTTAACATTAGCTTTCTCGTATCTCCAGCCAACAGATAAGAAACTTGCTGGTGCAAAAAGCATTGTAGTTACAAAATCATAAAACACAGACTTAATATTATTCTTTTCAAGCTGTTCATCTACAAAACTTGCTGCTACTTCAGCTTTTTCCTCGTTAACTACCATATGTGATAGGTCTGCTGCTGTAGGCATAGGTTCAAACTCTATATAAGGTCGTTTATTAAAGAAGGTGGTTAAAAACCTTGCTCTAATAGTATCTAAAATTTCGTAAGTTTTTGGTATATGGAGGTTTGATTTACCTTCTTCTTTGGCTTCGTCACGGTATCCAATAAAGGTTTGATAGTTTTCAATTACCTGTTCCTCATATTGTTTACGATAATTGTCAAAGTAGGTAAATATATTCTTTATTTCCTGGGTAATTTCGCTTTGGCTGTATCGCCTTCTCTCTAAATTATCCACCTTCATAACCTCCTGCTATCTCATTTGTTGCTGTCCTTGGGGCTGTCTTTGAGCCTGCTGTTGCTGCTGCCCACCTTGAAGTTCCATAATCAACTGCATTGCAAGTTGTTCAAGTTCTGGTCGTGGCATTTGTGCTATTTCCATTTGAGCCTGCTGTATAGGGTCTTGTGCCTGCTGCTGCATACCTTGTCTTTGTGGTGCTGGAGCCTGTCCTGCCATTCTTGGGTCTGGCATATTAAAAACACCCCCTAAATTAGTAAATATTTACATTACTCTAAGTTTAGCCTAGCATAAAAAAAATACACAGGCAACTCAATAACCTGTATATTTGTTCTTTCCTGCCATTATTTCACTTCTTCTCCTCTTACTTTTCTTTTCATCTGCTGGTGTTAGCGACCTTAGAGGAGGTCTTGACATACAGAAATATCTAAAACTCTCTGGTGCGTGTGTTATGTCGTGAGGTGTGTCAGAAACATCATCTGGGTTATCGTCATCATGCTGTAAAGCAGGTAGATGGCTCTGTAGTTTACGTACTCTATCGCCGAATATCCTAACTCTTGCAACTTTTTTAGGCTCTCCCTCTCCATCATGCATTGGGTCGTCAAAAGGTTTTAGGTATTCACGTACAACTCGCCAACCTTCAACCCTTCTATCGTCTGCTTTCCTCAAAGCATAGCCACTTAATCCGTTTTCGGCAAGTATTTGCCTACCAGACTTACCTGTTTCCTGCCTTCTGTTCCACAAATCTGGTGAAGCTACCGTATATGAGAGTACATCACGCTCTAAAGGTGAAGTCTTCTCGTGGATTGCTACAGCGAGGTCGGATAAAGATAAATTTGGTCGATATAATTCTTTATAAACATAATAAAAACCTTCATTATCCAGTGCATACCAGTAAACTGCTGACATATCCAGTCCATAGTCAATAGAGATGAACCTTCGCCAGTAGTCTGGTATTTCAAATGAATCAATAACGTGTATATTCCTGTCGAATTTAGGGAAGAACTGTCCAGCGTGTATATCCCAATCGCCTTCAAGCAGTCTTTTCCGTTCTATCTCGTTTAATCCCATAAGGTTTGCTTCATAACCTTCATCACGGTCATTTAATATAATATTATCCTTCAAATAAGCTGGTATAAACATATGTTTCTCTTTAACTCCAGGAGCCACTTCAACCTTGTGCGGTTTTTCAAACTCTCCTATATCTACAAACTCTTTTTTGAACCAGTTATGACCACAACCTCCAGGATTAGTACCCATCATAACTAGTGGAGATACTCCTTTAATGGTTACACGGTTACGTGACATTATGTACCTGTACTGAAAACGTGTAAACTGCGTTGCTTCATCAAAAGCTATAGCGTCAAACTGCTGTGACTGGTAGTTATAAACATCATCTTCGTTATTTGCGTGGCAGAACTCTATTATTCCGTCGTTTAAACTTTCAAATGTCCAGCGTCTATTCTTACCATTCCACTTTGCACCAGGGAAATCGCTGAATAACTCTTTTGAACGCATTATCGCACCACCAGCACCCTCTAACTGGCTGTATTTCCGTCTGAAGTACCCACATTTAGCACCAGGGTTGGATAATACCTCTACAAAAAGACCAATAAGCATAGCGTCCGACTTTCCTCCACCTGCTGCTCCTCCATATCCTACAATACGGGCTTCTGGTGGCTCATATTCAGTTTGTCTTTTCTCTGGTGGTATTCTAAATATCTTTGGTTTACCGTTATCCTTTAAATCGAGATAATATGAAAAAGGGTGGGCTAAACCACAGGCTTTTAAAAATTTAAGCTGCCTTTTTTGTGGTAACCAGTTCATACTAAACTCTAAATCAGCTTCATCTGTGTCTTTTTGATGCCTTGCAGCTCTCTGTTTTCTAAATTCCTGGTTTCCAGACTTACTGCTTGGCTTCATTCCAGTTAATATATCACTCATATACTATTCCTCCACGTCTATAACTTCTTCTGTATCTATCTCCTGTGATAATTCTGGTATTCCAAAGTTAACCTGCACCTTGCCTCCACCAGTGTTATTGACCTCTATCTTGTTGGTCTTACCATATTTGCCAGGGTCTTTACCTTCAAGCAGGAATTTAAGCAGAGTATCGGAATAATTTGTCTTCTGACCAACTACTTCTCCTTGATAGTACACATCTTCAGTTGTTCCCTCTACTGCTCTACGCTGTGCTTCAAGCTCCATATAATCCAAATGAGCCTGGTCTGCTATCGCATACTGTTCCTTGAAGTCTGGGTCTTTTTTTTGCCAGTTATACACCGTTGTCGTTGATATACCAGCACATTTAGCCGAATATGTTACATTACCTAAAATGGAATAGGCAGCCAGATATGCTATTTTTTTAGGGTTATCTATCTTTTCTCTAAGTTCTTCTCTTAACACAGACCAAATGACTTTGAAATCTCTCTTAAACGAAGCACCTTCCTTATTCTCCTTAGCATATCCACTCTTGCCTAAGAATGTATCGAGCATTTTCTCTGTACGCTCTGTCATATGCGTCTTAGGGTCGAATACATCACCTTTTCCGTTCATATTAGTACCTCCTGCGTACTTTTCTGATTATCTCTGCTCCACATTTTGTGCATCTCGACTTCTTTCTTGCTACCTCAAACACACCTTCCTTCTTAAATCTATCATCAATATCCACTTTCTTCCATGCATGGTTGCAGTTTCTATCTCCTTCTTTGATAAATTTCATATGTACCTCCCATACTAATAATACTTCCCACATTCATCTATATTGTAATTATATAAACAGTTATCGTTATCAATGCAATATGCACACTTGAAAGGCAATTTCTTTACCAGTTTCTCTTCTGTTCCATCAAAGACCTTTTCCTTCATGTCATTGAATTTGCCTATATATTTCCTAATGGTGTTTTCTGTAGGTAAATTCTTATCTTCCCTGTACATTCTGTACTCTAATTCTGTCATATCCTCTATCTCTGGGTGTTTTATCAAAGCTCGTATCACATTGTTCTCGTTCTCCCACCACCTATGTAATGTCGGATTATCAAAGCACTGCTGTTTAAATTTAACCCATCTGCCGAAATACTTGTAAATACTCGTCATACAAGGTATTTTATCATCTCTGCCAACTCTAAACTCCTTATACTCCTTTATTGTCATATCTGCTACTTCTGGGTAGTCTTCCATTATCTCCTTAATTTTTTCCCTGTTTAGCATTTTCACCCTCCAGAGTTTACATTTTAAAATGGCTCTCCCTGCTTTCCTTGCTAAACTCCTCTAATGTCCTCTCACCGCCTTTTCTGTGCCATTCCATCACACATAGGATACATAACTCATGTTCTGCCATAGTTTCTGTAGGATTGTCGTATTCTGCTCCACAGCGTTTGCAGGTCATATCTCCCCTCCTCATTACTATATTACCATTTATTCCTTGTTCTTTCAACTTTTTAAACTATTTCTAGTGACACCATACTTTGACCCTTTTTACTTTTTGAGTATTTGGGGGAAGTTTTAAACCTTCTGTTTTTTTAAAAAATATTATATGAGGTTGTATATAAAGAACCGGCGAAACCGCAGCCTGGGGGGTGGGGGTGTTGAGAAGGAAGGGTCCAGAAAAAGAAACCTTAATATATAAAAACCCACCTGAGGAGATACCACAGCTAAAAGTAAAGTTAAAAGCCATAAACCACTGATATAGCAGGGATATCAGCACCTTAGCAATCTATCAAGTGTTGACAAATGAGTAAAATTGTTATATAATGAATGTAACATCGAAACAGGGACAAAGCGAAACGGGGAACAGCTACAAGTTACACGGCTGAACGTCGTCGCATATATAGAATGAAGGACAAAGAGGGAAACCGAACAAGCTGGCATTGAACCTTGAAAACTTCATATTAAAGTATCTGATAGCAAAGATACAGGTTTGCCACCAATAGAGGGCGCTGGAGCTGAAAGTGGGCGTGTTAAGTTATTGCATCGTCTGAACGCTGGGATTTGATAAAGCGAATAATATAATGAGTTTCTGAAAATCGCCGGAATTATTCTGCAAGCACAGGCTGAAGTTAACGGCTGAAAAATAACTGATTAAATATCCAGGGTGTCGCTTAAACAGGGCAGAATCGGGGCAGTTATACAATAAGAATTAGCAGAACCCTGCCAGCAAAAATAAACTCAAATTAAGCACACTATTTATTTAACAACTACTAATATACTCATAAATAATAAAGACCTTAAGACCTTAAATGGAATACAATAAGTACTTATAAATATAATAGAATACATTAAATAAATACGAATAATTACTTATAAATAATAATTAATAAAAGAGAAGTTAATAACTACTCATAAATAAAAGAACTAATGGAACTTAGTACCTACTAAATAAATAATAATAATAAATAAATGATATATACACTTATAAATTAATAAGTAATGTAGAGTATAATAACTACTTAATAAATTATAAGTATATATATAATACTATTATAATATATATATGGAATATAGAGAAAGGCTAAAAAGGAGGTGAAAAAGTTATTCTGGATTGAAAAATAAAGGTACAGTTGGATATTAAATAAAAGGAGGGAATACAGATGATTATTAATAGTTACAAACCTATGATACCAAAAGAAGGAGAAAATGGAGGAATTGAACACGTAACATTAAACGCAGTTTTAACAAAAGGGGTCAGTCAGTATGCAGTATATTTAGGTGTAGGGTCAGATGAATTTGTTGCAAAACAAGGTAAAAAGTTAACCTACAAAGAAGCATTAAGTTATTACCCATACATCAAAAAGGAGGAATACAGAAAATGATTAAATTTAGAGTGCACGGCAAAAAAGGTGGGTATGGCGAATGTAGTTATAGCTTTAATAGACCAAATTTAAGCAAAGAAAAAGCGGTTGAGGTTGCAATTGATGGTGAGCAAAGAGGTTTTGATTGTGTGATAATGAAGGACGAAGACCACTCAAATAAATAAGGAGGAATAAAAATGAAATTTCAAATTAATCAAGTCAATGAAATGGATAACAAAACAAGAAAAGAAAAGTTGAACAAGTGGCAAAACTATTATCTTAGAGGTGCGATAGACTTAGAAGAATTAATCTACCTTGTAGCAAATACTGAAAAACAGTTAGACTTTGAAGACTTAGCCGATATGCTGCTAAATGTATTAGAGGACAACACCAAAGAAGAAAAGTCAGAAACTAGAAAAAGATTAATCAATCTAATCATAGAAAGGGGTATTTAAAATGACTAAAATTAATAACTGGCTAAAGATAGGAAATAGGAACCCGTGGATAAGAGAAGCAGACGACCCTAAATTTACAAAGAGGAGCTTCAAAGAGTGCAAAGACCTTGATGAATTAGTTGAGCAACTAGAACACGGCAATTGGGCAACTGGACAGGCTTTCTACCTTGATGATTTGTGCTTTATCCAGCAGGTCAATGGTGGTGATGAATGGTTAGTAATCAAAGATACATTCAGCTTTGAAAGCATAACTTATTCAGCTATGGGAGAAGAAGGATTCAGAGAATGGTACCAGCGAGTTAAACAAGCAACTGATGAGCAACTGAAAAACTTAGAATACTAGAACCCTGCTAGAGCCTGCAAGTGTTGAACTTGTGGGCTTTATGGAGGGCTTAGGATTAACGAGAAGGTACATTTACCCACCAAACAAAAACTTTTGCCTTTAAGGAGGGCTAACAATGAGAAGAATTAAAATTGATTATGGTATAGCAGGTGAAGCACAGTTTTTCAATACAAATAAAACAAATTTAGATGATGGAGAGTTTTACGAAGCAGGAGGAATGAAAGGCAAGCCCATTTCAAGTGACGAATTTAACTTTAAAGTTGGTGATAAAATAAAAGTATATAAGAAAAAAGAAGAGGGAATACACAGATTTTTCAATTTAATTATTGCAAGTGTTGAAGAAACAACCGACTGGCTAGATGATAAGATATTATTAATCAAAACAGAGGAGGGCTAACAAATGAATGAATTTAAAGAACAGTTAAATCAAGCGTTCGACAAGGTGGCAAAATTAAGTGAAGAATGGGAAAAACTAGACGACCACGAAATACAGACAATCCAGCAGGTAGTCGAGGAAACAGGATTCGATGAGTTGGGAAATTTTGAGGAAGTGGTGGACAAGTTCAAGCAGTTCTATCTACAAATGCAGCGGACAACAGTTATTGACGGATACCAGGTCTGGATAGATGACAGCAAAAGACTGCATATCATAGTTAATAATACAGAATGGATATTAACCGACCTTGCAGAACTCAAAACAGCAAGTAAATATGACTACCCTTCCAGAGTGGAGAAGCCAACACTGATGAAGATTATTAGCTGGTATATCGACACAATATAAGGAGGAGATAAAATGATTGATAAGCTGCCACAAATTGGACACACATTGTTTGGATTCATCTGGGGTGCTATCGTTTTCTGGGTAGTACCCTCTATGATTAGACAACACAAAGAAAACAGAAAAATTAATCGCTGGTGGACTAAATTAGACGTGAAGGGAAAAGGGGAGAGTACAAGGTGGAAGTAATTATCAGGTTCATTGGAATGGTGTTGATTTATATGGTTTGTTATCATATATATAAAAAGGTAAAAGGTGTTGACAAATAAGATTAAGGTATGCTATACTATAATCAACAACAAAAAAGGAGGGAATAAATATGATTAGAGTATATGAATCTGATGTAATGGAGGGGATAAATGAGAAGGCTATAGAACTAGCAGATGAATATGATGTGAGCGTAGAACTAGCAACACAAGCTATTTATATAGCTATCATTGACCTGCTGCTAACAGATGATACAGAATTGGTCAGTCAAGCAGTTGGTAATTTAAAGTGGTTAGAATCCAGATTAAAGGAGGATAAATAATGAGTACAAGAAGTCAGATAAAAGTTAAGGGTTCAGAGATTATGATTTATAAACATTCAGATGGATACCCAGAAGGAGTTATGCCGACACTCGAAGAGATAGTGAAGACTTTTGCAGACAAGCGAGGTAATGACCCAGCATATGCACTGGCACAGATAATGAGAGCATATGCAAGGCGTGATGAAGAAAAAAGACAGGCTATCTTAGCTGATGATGAACAGGAAGCGTGGCACGATATATATAAAGAACCACGTATGACAGGTTGGGGTTTGGACTGTGTGCTGCACGGCGATATTGAATACCTTTACGAAGTTGATTTAGAAAAAAGGACAATAACTATTTATGATTTATGGGAAGGCACAGAGGAGGTTGTTAAGGTATGAGAAACTACTGCCGTAAATGTGGGGAAGAAATCAAGCCACACGAGGGTATGATAGATGGTATGCACGAACAATTTTATGACGAGTTGCAGGGTAGAATAGAAGATATATTAATAAAAGAAGATGGAGAAATAGGAGCAGTAATGGATATGAGGGGAGGTAAATAAATGACTGAATTTGAAAAAGAGTTTAAAAGATTAGAAAAAGAAATTGAAAACAAAACTCAAAGAATAAGAAAAGTTAGAGAAGAAGAAAAGAAATTAAGTAAAGAGATAGAAAAATTGTGGGAAGAAAAAACTAAAATTGTTCAAGAAGAATTAAATAAAAAATGGGGTGAATAAAATGGAAGACTTCGGAGAAAGATATATCAAATTCAAAGACCAGGTTGGAGCAGAAATCAGACGCAGGAGAAAGAAAATGAATATGAGCGGACAAGACTTAGGAGATAAGGTAGGATTCAGTAGACACCATATTCTAGGGATTGAGAGGGGAGATAGAAAACCCTCTCTTGAAACTCTATACCTTATCATCACGAAGGGTTTAGAGATAAGTGTTGACACCTTTTTTAGGGGGTTAGAATAATGACATTTGAAATCAGACGAGCAAAATATACAGGGTTTGGAGGAATAGACAAAAAACCTTGCAAAGGTGCTTTCAAAGAAAATGATAAATGGTATATAGAAATAGATTCACTTGAAGAATTAATCGAGTTATTAGAAAGAGAAGACCCAAGCCACGGTTTGATTATAGGATATAATAATCATAATGATATGATAAATGATAAGGATATTGACATAATGATTTATGATGATTATTTAGAATAAAGGAGGGTAGAATAATGAAAGTTTGCCCATTAAAATTTGGAGAATCAACTGTTATTCACAGCAAAGGTAGATACAAATGTGAAACTGAAGACTGTGCCTGGTGGAATATCGAAGAAGAAAAATGTGTGGTTCATTCATTACACCATATCGCAGATGGGATTTGGAATGTAGAGGAGGTAGAAAATGAAGAAGATTAGACTGTTGAAGTTAAAGATTGAGAACTTCAGAGGAATCAAAGACTTGCAGCTAAAGTTTGACGGTGAAGATAGAGTGTTGGCAGGTACCAATGAAGTTGGTAAAACAATTGTCGCTGACGCTTATAGCTGGTTGATATCAGATAAAGACAGCAAGGGTAATAGTCAGTTTGAAATTAAACCACTTGACGAGGATAACGAACCTATCCACCACCTTAACACTATCGTAGAAGGTACCTTCCAGATACTCAAAGACGGTAAATTTGACAGAGAGTTTACTCTAAAGAAGGACTACTATGAGAAGTGGACAAGAAAGCGTGGCACCACAACAGAGGAGTTTTCTGGACACACAACAGACTATTATATTGATGATGTGCCGGAGAAGAAATCAGACTATGAAGCGTTTATCGACAACATCATTGACTATGATACATTGAAGTTAATATCAAACCCACTCTATTTTAATGAACAACTACACTGGAAAGAACAGCGAGATATTATCTTCAACTTGATAGATAGACCAGACCCAGGAGAAGTTGCAGCAGAGATAGAAAAGTATTATCTAGCAGAAAAGTTAGAGAACAAAACAGTTGATAAGTACCAGCAACAATTGAAAGCAAAGATGAAAAAGATTAATAAGAAGCTGGATAAACTGCCAGCGAGGATAGACGAGAATCAGAGGAAGTTAAGCGAGTTAGATGTTGGTGATAAACAGCAGTTGATTGAGAAGTTAGACACACTGCAAGAGGATTTGGAAAAGTTGCAGGAGGAAAGGGCAACACTCAAGGCAGACAGTAAGTCTGGTACAATGACAGAAATTATAGACTTGAAGTCTGACTTGCAGGACTTGAAAGAAAAGAAACTGAAAGCAGCTAACAAAAGGTTAGAAGAATACAGAGAACAAAAAAGAGATATGGATTCTGCTGCCGACACTTATGAAACTCATATCAGCAACTTAAAAAATGTTATTGATATGCAGGAGAAAAGGAAAGCAACAGCAGAACAGGAAAGAAAAGAACTGCTGGAAGAATACCACGAGGTAGATAATCAGACTTTTGATGAAGATGATAAGGTATGCAGCAAGTGTGGACAGGAACTTCCAGAGGATAAAGTCAAAGAAATTAAGGAGGAATTTAATCAGAAGAAATCAGATAAGTTAGCACGAATCAAGTCTAAAGGTAAGAAGAAAGCAAAGGTAATCAAGAAAGCAGAGGAGAAAATTGCAGAAGCTCTAGCAGGGGTGGAAAAACACGAGGAAAGATTGGACAAATTAGAGTACAAAGAAGTAGAAGAAGGTATAGCAAAAGGTGAACAGTACAAGGAGAAGGTAAAGAATAATGAACTGCCAGAACTAAAGGAAATAGCTGATAAGATAGAGGAACTACAGGACAAAGCTAATGACAACGAAGAAGTAGATTTAACTAATATAAATGCTAAGATTAATGACACGAAGAAGGAAATTAAAGCAGTTGAAAAAGCACTATCTAAGGTTGAGGATAAAGAGAAAACTGAGCAGCGTATAGAAGAACTACAGGACGAAGAACAAAAGTTAGTCAATAATTATGAGCAGTTTGAGAAACAACTCTATGACCTGGAGAAATATATTAAGACTGAAACTAAGATGATGGAGGAGGATATCAATAATAAATTTGATATAGCAGAGTTTAAGTTATTCGACAAACAGGTTAATGGTGCAGTCAATGAAACCTGTGAAGCTATGAAGAAAGGTGTGCCTTACAGCGAACTGAACACAGGTAGTCAGTACCAGGTGGGTATGGATATCATCGACACACTGTCAACTTACTACGGTATATCAGCACCAGTATTCATAGACAATAGAGAGCGGATAGCAAGATTACCGGAAATAGAATCACAAACTATTCAGTTGGTTATGACACCAGCCAGAAAGAATTTAGAAATGCTTAACCTGGCAAATGAAGATGATGTTGCAGAGTTTGTTGAGAATGAAGCTGGGATTAAAAGAGAATCATTATTCTAAAGGAGGTTAAATAATGAGCAACTTAACAGAAGTTAAAAAGCAGACAGTTGACGCAGTGGAGAAAAGGATTAAGGAATTGCAGGAAACAGGCGACATTGATTTACCAGAAAATTATTCAGTTGGTAATGCTTTAAAGAGTGCTTGGTTAACTTTGCAGGAAACACAGGATAAGAGTAAGAATCCTGTTCTTGAAACTTGCAGCAGAACATCAATTCAAAATGCTCTCTTTGATACAGTAGTGCAGGGTATGAACCCTGCTAAAGACCAGATATACTATATAGCATACGGCAATCAACTAACAGCTATGAGAAGCTACTTCGGCAATATGGCACTGGCTAAGAGGGTTGATGATACCATTGACGACATCTGGGCTACTGCAATCTATGATGGTGATGAAGTTGAAATAGAAGTCAAACGAGGTAGAAGATATGTAGTCAGCCACAAATCTAAGTGGGGCAACCAAAATGATGATAAAGTTACAGGTGCCTATGCTACTGTAACCTACACAGAGGAGAGTGGCAAACCAGACAGACAGGTTATTATGACACTGGAAGAATGTAAGCAAGCCTGGAAGCAGGGTAAGGTCTATCAAGAAGGCAGAGAGTGGGCTACCCACAACAAGTTTACTGCTGAAATGTGCAAGAAGACTGTACTCAATAGAATAACTAAACCTATCATCAAGTCTTCAAGCGACAGCTATCTATTCAGACGGTCAGTAGATAGAGCAGATGATTTAAGGACAGATGAACGGGTTGAATCAGAGATAGAGGAGAACGCCAACACTGAAACAATAACTATTGACGCTGAACCAGAGGAGATTGAGGAGTTGTCTTCAGATAATGAAAAAGAAACTGAACAAGCCAACGCTCAAACGCAGCAAGAAAAGAAAGAAACAATGGAAGAGATTTATGAAGATTTTGAAGAAGGTAATGAACCGTTTTAAATAAATTAATTTATCCCTATTTATTATAATAAATAGATAGGGATATTTTTATTTCTTGACTTACTTACTAAGTTATGCTATGATTTATATAAAGAAGAAAGGTGGTGGCAAAATGAACATTAAAACTTTCCCATTACAATTTACTAAAAAGAAATTAGATGAAATTAAAAAAGTGGCTGATAAATTAGGAGAAACAAAAAAAGAATTTATATTAAAAGCTATTGAGAAAAGATTAAAGGAGGGTGAATAATGAAAGAAGAATGGAAATGGATTAAAAATTTTAAAGGGTTGTACAAAATATCTAATAAAGGAAGAGTTAAAAGCTATCATAAAAGCAAAGACGGTAAGATATTATCTAGCAAAAATGTTTCTAGTTATGAATGTATAACTCTATGTAAAAATGGAAAGAGATTTTATAGAAAAATACACAGATTAGTTGGTAAACATTTTATAGATAATCCAAAAAACAAACCAGAAATCAACCATATTGATTGCAATAAACACAACAACAAAGTTACTAATTTAGAATGGGTAACTTCTAGAGAAAATAGTTTGCACGCATATAAAAACAACCCAGATATGATAAATGGAATGATTGATTATAACAAAAATGAAAGACCAAAAACTATTTTGCAATTAGATAAAGAAACTAATGAGGTTATATCTGAATTTAACAACAGCAAGAAAGCAGAAAAAGCGACTGGTGTTTGTTATAGAAACATTCTTCAAGTCGCTAATAAAAGAGAATTTTCACCCGGAAGAACAAGAAAACAAGCTGGTGGTTTTAAATGGGTTTTTAAGGAGGAATATAACCAATGAATATAATATCACTATCATCTGGGTCGAAGGGAAATTGTTATATTATACAATCTAGTAAAGACAATTTAATGATTGAAGCTGGTTTGTCAAAACAAGATTTAAAAAAAGGAGCGTGGAACAACGGTGTCAATGTGGCTGATATTAACTTGTGTTTAATCAGTCATATACACCAATGACAAGACCACTATAAAAGTGCAGAGTTTTTATCTGATAGAGGAGTTAGTATTATCCTCCCAGAAGTCACTGACGAGCAAATACAGAGGTTGCCGCGTGAAGATAGGGTAAACTACATTGAAACAAATAAAGTCTATAGAAAAGGAAACTGGATAGTCAGAGCGTTTGATTTAGAACATGATGGAGTGGTTAACTATGGTTACTTCATTATGAATACTCAAAGTGAAGATAAATTATTCTATGCTACCGACACTATGTATATTAAATATAAACCAGAGGGTGTTAACTACTGGCTGGTTGAGGTTAACTTCCAAGATAAATATCTGGAGGAAACAATCAAGGAAGGTAGAATGGACAGAGATAATATGAGAAGGATTAAACGCAGTCATATGAGCCTTGCTACTGCTAAGACATTCTTTAGTAAGCAGGACTTATCAGATACGAGAGAAATATGGTTGCTGCACCTATCTGATAGGAACTCTA